TCTCATATATGCTACTTTAAGTGCATGTGGTAAAGGATCTTTGTTTTGATTTTGTGAAAAACTAGGATATATTCTGTATTCGTCAGAACCTGCGACTTGTTTAGTCTTATTAATTAGTTTTTCATGACCTGTAGTAGGTGGATTGAATCTACCAAATGCAAATACAACTGATTTGCCCGGTTGTTCATACGCATTAAATTTTTTAATCATCCTTTTTCTGTCTTGCCCTTTTGACTTTTTCAATCTCTGCTTTTTTAACTTTGATTAAACTTCTTTTTGCGATCTTATCAATGGCACCTCCATACTTTGCGTTTACCATTTGATCTATTTTCATTTTTTGCATGGGCGACATTTGATCATATTTTGGATAGAATTTTTTACGGATAAGTTTTCTTGCCATCTTAGTTGCCTTAACACGTTGTTTCATAGGCGAAGCAATCTTTTTCATTGCTCTTTCTCTTTTGGCTTTAAATGCTGATGTTTTTGCGAGGCGAGCCATTCTTCTACCAATCTTTCTTCTTTGTGCGACTGATACGACTCGTTCTTTGAGTTCTTCTAATAATTCTTTTATTGTTTTCATCTATCCCATGCCTTTATCGCAGTGAAATTATTAAACGAAAATTCCATTCTATCGACTAATTTCACAGCATTACCTGACACTCTATCTATTGCAACATAACCCTCTGGGTTAACCACTTTATATCCATTATCAGTTCGTATAAAAGTGCCTGTTAATTGTTTAACACTATTTAGTTTTCTAACAATTTGCATTTTCGCATCTATCATAAAGTTTTGAAACTTTACAACTTCTGTCAAGTTTCTCACATGTTTTTTTACTTCTATAGTATATTGTTTGGAAATATTCTCGTATTTTTTCTTGCCAGCAGGTGTTTTTACTTTATCAATCTGTTTTTTTACAGAGTCTTGTATCCAATTTACATATTCTGCGGCATGTCTATTTGCATTCTTTACTTTTTGTCCTCTTCTAACTTTACTATTTGTATATGTTTTGTAAGAGGCACCTGCCAATGCACCAGTCATTGACTCTTGTAATCTTAAAAATTTTTTCAACATTGTTGCATCTATTCTTTGAAATGTCTTACCAACATCTGATAAAGTTTTAGTTACCATCGCAGTTTCTTTTGCATTGAATTTTGCTTTACCTGATACATCTTTATATGTTGCATCATCCATCCAAACCGAAGCAGACTTATTTAAATTATTAATGTTAGCACCAAAAGATGCCTTCATATCAGGTAATGATTTGCCAGAGTATGTTGTATGCCATACAACTCCTATCTTTGCTTTTTTCATAATCTTTCCTAAATCAGAATCAACTGGTACTGCGTAAACTATGGTGTTTGGTTGAAATGTATAAACTTTTTCACCATCTATTGTATCTGTTTCAAGATCATTAGTAAACATAAGATCACCTTGAAGAACTCCTTTGATACCTAATTTAGCAAACTCTTTTAGTGCAACTTTAAATTTTGCATTTAGTTCACCAGATAAATCTGCATCAATCTCTGCGTTTGTCTTATATAACTTTGGATTTACGTTGAATACTGACTTCTTTGCAACAAAAAACTTTCCGTCCTCTGGGTCTATACCTGCGAATATTGCTGGTGCGCCATCCCATTTAACAGTCATATTTACAGATGATCTACTCGCACCTGCTAACATATCTCTTAAACTTCTTAAAAAGTTTATTGCGCCTCTTCCACCTGGTACACCAAAGTTAATTATTTCATCCTCGATGTGTTCTAAATGTAAGTTCTTACCTGCTTGTTCTTCTAAAAATTGTATCATTTTTTTGACAATCCATTGTATTTTACTGCAAGACTAAATTGACCTAACTTTTTTAATCCAGCATGACCTGATTTATTTGTTCGAATAGACATACTCATTTTTAAAGTATCTGGGCCAGATGTCAATTCTATGAACCAATTTTGTTTAGATGATTGAGATGATGTTGCCTTAATAAATTTTACTTGTGGTAAAAAAACACCTAGTTGATCTTTATCTGTTACTTCTTCGTAATCACTACCAACTGCTTTAATCACTATAGTAGGAACATCAGGTGCATCTCTAAGTATATTTGTTTTAATATATTTTATTGTATTATCTTTATTTTTATTAAATAATTTGACTATTCCTTGTCTCATAATCTCAAGGTAATCATTGTAAAATTTTTCATATTGTGCATTATTTTTTCTATCAAAGTTTCTTAATATATCTTTTGTTTTTCTATCTCTAATAAATGATCTCTCAGGTGGCATACCTGGTATTTTAGAGTAAACTGTTTTGTATGCCAATGACATTAGTTTACCATAGTTTCTATCTTTGAACTCATCAAAAACTTTTCCTATATAAGTGTTTAATTGTGGTTCAGATGTTTTCTTTCCACCTGCTTTCAAACTAACACCTAAAATTTTGTTATCGTTGTAAGTAATAAACATATCACCTGGGTGTTTACTAGGCACACCTGCAGGTTTTGCTCTGTATCCCCAAAACAAACTTTTTATCTTTTTATTTTTATCTTCTTGTTGAATGTATTTAAGAACACCAATAGCGTTTGCCATTTTTTCTTTAAACTTAGTGGATGTATCTGCTTTGTTTATTGTTTCCTCTGCCGCTTTAATATCTTTTGGGCCAACACATTTAAGTTTTGAAACATCAACACCTAGTAAAAATTGATGAAATGATATGATATCTTTTGGATTATATTTTTTTTCGAATGCGATTAAGGGAAATAACTCTGTGATACTAGAGTTTAATGTAGTTTCACCCATACCACCAGATAATGGTTTTACAAAAATTCTAAAGTTTCTGTTTTGATAAATGCCATCAATCGGATCAACTGATGATGAACTTGTTCCAAGAGATGCCTTAATGCCTGCTTGATTTAGATTTCTTAGTATTTCATCTCTATCAGTTTCCCTATCTGATGAACGAACAATATAAACATCTCTTTTAGATGTAGATTGTTTCTCAGACTTCTCATAAC